TTGCAGGAGGATATGCCGCCTGAGTTGTTGAGGTCTGACGCTGAGTGGTTTCAGGTTTGGAAGGCGGGCGGGAAGATCGTTCCGTTTGGCGTGCCTTACATGCACCAGCTGGATTTAGAAGGCGGGGAATACAAGTGCTTTACGACTGCTATAGCAATGGTTGCTAAGCACTACGGGGTGGTGGAGACGCAGAAGGAATATGACGACATCAGGGGTCGTTACGGCGACACGACTGAGGTGATCGCTCAAGTCAAGGCGCTCCAGAGCTTGGAGTTACGGCCTGAGTTCGTGCAGAACGGGACGGTGGATTTGATTGAGGCGGAGATCGACGCTGGCAGACCGATTGCTGTTGGTTGGCTGCACAGAGGTGATTTAAGCCGTGGCGAGCCGTTGACCGGTATTGGTCATTGGTCGGTAATTATTGGATATACAGAAAACTTTTTCATTGTCCACGACCCAATGGGTGAGCACGATCTGGTGCGTGGGTTGTTGAGGGATGAGGACGGTGGAAACGCAGTCCACTACTCAAGGGAGGACTTTCTGCTCAGATGGGAAGTTGAAGGTCCAGGTAGTGGGTGGGCGATGTTAGTTGACCCATTTCCGCCACCAATGACATTTGACAAGTTATGAGTGATTTGTATTTTGAGGGCTCTGTCAACTGATCATGTCCTGGGGCGCATGGATGGTTGTAGAGCACAGCCTTGAGGAGGAGCTGGCGATCGAGAAGGCGGTCAGGGCGATTGAAGCAGCAGAGGATGTAAAGCAAGTGAAGCAGCTCTGTGCATCACTTACGCGCCAAAACTGGCACTACCGGCAGATGGTGAAGCAAGCGGTGATGCACGTTGCTGAGCTTGAGGCTTCAGCTGCCCTCATCGAGTGAGGTCTTTTTACGGCGAGTGGAATAGCTATCGCTCCAGAGCTTGCTGTCGGCTTGCTTTGCCTCCTCGTACAGGTTGCTGAAGTCGCAGTCAGACGATGCGATATGACGGCATACCAGCTCTCTTATCCATGCAGCAGGCTTGCTGTTGTTGACGTAAGCGTCTTTTACCAGAAGGGCAGCAAGGTTCGGGTCAAGCGCGACATGGAACATGACCTTGCCCTTTTGCTGGTACGGCATGACCTGTGGCGGGTAACGTCAATGGGATGCTACCACGTGATTGACTGGTCATCATATTTACGCCAAGCGTTCCGTTGAGACCGTCTAGAGGCGGAGCGTTGTTTTGTGCAACCCCGCCTGACGGATCTAGCGAACTCCAAGAAGTTGGCAGCTCTTTGGAGATCAGCTGTGGTTGCGTGCCTTATCTCTTGGCGGAGTTGTTCCAGGATGATTTCCCTGCCAGATCGTGGTGTAGGCATGGTCCATCACATCTGCAAACGTTTTGTGGAACGTTAACTCACAAGTTTCAGTTGCCAAAAACCAGCCACCACCGCTTGAAAAGATCGAGACCTTCATGCCGCACCAATGCACCGAATACTGTCTAAATCGCTGGTGAGGCGCTTGTGAAAGGTCTCAGAACTCTTTAATGATCGAGTGCCGCACAGAGTTCAGTGAACTCCTCCATTGGGTAGCCAGTGAGGACGGAAACGTCGATACCGCACTGGAGCGCAGCCGCTACCTGCAGTTGAAACTGCATTTTCTCGTAGCGGTTTTCTTGGTACGACACCTGTTCGACGTTGGAGACCCTGTGGTTTTCGTCGTAAGCGGTGAACCGCACCAGTGCTAAGGGCAGAGGTTGTTCAGGCTCTTGGACTTGGCAGTAGTGGAGATTGACCGGCACGACCTCAACGAATTGCGGTGGAGAACTCGACGTAGGTGGCGGCGATGATGCTTTCCATCTGACGAGGGTCGAGATTTGTGCCCACTTTTTTTCTAATGCGAGCAACAGCCTTATGGAAGTCGTTAGGAGAAACAGCATTACGGGTTAGCCGCTCGATGACCAATTCTGTCCGAGTTAATCCACGCTGCTGCGCCTCAGCGTCTAAACGCTCCACCAACTCAGCGGGCATGTTGACTTCAATTCGTTTTTTTGCCATTGCGGGAGTTTAGGCGAGGCGTTTTGGATCGCTTGTCGGTCTTCTTGGCTTGTTGCTTGGCCGCCTGTCGTTCCTTGTAAGGGTTTTGACGGAGGCGCTCCAAGGTCTCCACGTAACCAGGTGGTTCTGGGACGCCACCAGCCTTGAGGATTTCAGTCCAATTCATTCCTCGCGCACGCGGGGGGATACATCCAGAACGTCCCAGCTAGCCAACTTTCCAGTACTGGACTGGGTTTTCAGCTGGGACAAGCAGGTGAGACACGCGATAGGTGTCCCACCCCTCTTGGAATGCCAGCAAAGCTGGGACACTAGGGGTTTGTCCTAGCCTTGCGTCCCACCTTTGATCCCGTTCCAGGACTGGGATTTGGTGGAGTTGGGACACGTTCCAGACCCTCTCCGCACGCGAGAACTGCTCTATACGACTGGAGCGTCTGACCGTTTCGTGATTGGTGCGTTTCATCGGTGACCTCGATAAGGCCCCGCTTGTGGAGTCTCTGGAGCGACTTACGGATGGCGGCTGCTTTGCCGATTAAGGGGTCGTTCGCCAGGTCCTCTGTGGTGCGAGACGCTGGGTGAACAGTCCGAAGCTTGTGAAGCACCCTGTCGCTCACAGACGCGGGGCTTGTGTTTGTTTTATCAAGCTCAGGGGTGTGGTCGCAAATGCTGAAGCTGAGATCTTCCTGCATTTGCATGATCAGCTGAGTACCTGACCGTCCACTACGGGACTTCTCGATGGTGATGAGACGGCTGTGCTTGCCGACTCGAGCGGCCTCCTCATCTGACGGTTTGGAAAGGCTCCAGGTCTCGTCCACGGCGTCACGGATAGCGGAGGTGCCACGGAAGCCGCCGTTTTTGTTGGCGTGGTGAATGATGAGGATGGTGGACTCGAAGAGCTTGTCTTCGATGGGCTGACCGTTTTCGTCCAGGACAGGGTTGCCCTTTTCATCAAGGCGTTTTTTGCCGTTGCCGTTGTTGCGGGTCAACCAGTAGAGGGGGCTGGCGAACTCAGACTTGTTCTCGTCGAAAGCTTTACCGCCAGAGCAACCGATGAGGGAGTCGATGATCACGAGCTTGGGGAAGCAGCCGTGCTTCTTCTTCAGCTCCTGCATCAGGTTTTGGAACTGTGCGTAAGCCTGCAGTTGGAAACCGGTTTGGATGTGGGTCTGGTCGTTGACAGGGAAGTCAACCTCTTGCAGCTGTTCCTTGATCTGCATGAGGGGCTGGTCACCGTTAAGGATCAGGACAGGGCCTTGTTTCACTGGAACGTGTTGGCCGCGAACGAGGAAGGGGCTACCAGTAGCGATGTGCTTGGCGAGCGCCCAAGCGGACATGGATTTGCCGTCACCACCAGCGCCGTAGATCAGGACGACAGAGGGGTGGGGGAGGACATCAGGGATGAGGTAGTCACGCTTGAGGTCGCGTTCCATCAACTCCTCTACGGACATAAGTTTTTCGGTGGAGTGGAAGCCTTGGTTATCGACGAGGAGCTTTTCGAGAGCAGCTTGATCCCGGTAGCCCGCCTGTAGGGCGAGAGCGTTGAGGCGATAGTTGACTTCAGCTGGGTTGTCGAGCTGGAGGATTGCCTCACCCCGCTTGATGACCTCTTCGAAGGAGAGGAGGGAGACCCTGGACTCGATGACTTGGCGCTTTTCAGCGGCCTCTACGATCTCGAGCGTTTCCTTGGAGAAGCGACGACGGTCCTTGTCTTCTCGGTCAGCAAGCCAGATGAGAGTGCCAAAGCCGATCCCACCGCTCTTGAAGGAGTACCAAGGCTCCTCACAGGGGTTGATGTCCTCAGACCAGTCAGCGGCGTAATCAGCGTCCTCAGCGGACCAAGCGGACCAGAGCATGAGACCCCGTTCGTTTGGCATGGCGGAGTTGATTGCCATACCGATGCGAATCCAGTGCTCACGACTGCCTGACCCTTGGGGCGTAATGACGCCGAGGCAGTCAGAGATGATTTCAGCGATCTCGTCTTCAGTGCGATC